GAACGGTGACAGGGTTGATATTTTGTATAGACGGTTGATTACATCATCAAGCTGTCTCTGCGGTAGTATCGTTTTTAGTGCCACCCTAGCTGACTGTACGGTACTGTCGTATTGGAAGCCAAGCTTAGCTACAGCGAAAACCAGGCCAGTCACGGCTAGAGTTGCATAGAACAGGTAACGTCTAGCCGTGAACAATGCCTGATTTTGCATCCACGTTCGTTCTGTGGCGACAGTCATGGCTTTGCCAGTTCGCAACAAAGACCTTGCGAACGCATTAGTCTCGGCAGAAGCAGCCGCCATTTTAGCATCGTATTCTGCTGTTCCTCTCAAAGAGAGAAGCACCATGATTTGATGCGCGGATGAGAGACTACCCCACATTATCTCTTAAAGAGCTGACCTACCATGTTGGCGATTTCAACAGCGAGGTTGTGATCCATGATCTTTCTTATCTCGTACACTTCGTTATACAGAGTTGTGAGCATCACTCGTTCGTTCATATCTCTCGTTTCAAGGAATCTGAACGGATCAAGGCCGAGAGCAGCCATTTGTGCGGCTTCCTTGATCCGCTCAGTCATTCCCCCTGAACTTGCCAGATTTCGAGAGATACGTCAGCCTTGGTGTTCTGCAACCATCGCTGCAACTTCTCAGCGTGTGAAATGATTGCCATATCGTTGTTGTTAAACAACCGACGCACAACCTGTCTTGCTGAATGTACCTGACCTTCAATGCCCATCAGCTTAGCGAACTTGTCGTCAAACTGTGCAGGCTCACCAGTTTCATCAGGATCAAGCATTACAGGCTCAGGCGTGTCTCCTGGCTGACAATAGATACCCGAACACAGATGAATCATGGTATCTATTGCGATAGTGATGTTACGAGAGTATTGATCCTTTATCTCTCGTTCCACCTTACGAGCGATGTCACTCAACTCCTTGCCTCTATCTGGCAAGTGGTAGCAGATTTGTATACCGCTACGCTCGTAACCCTTTACGGGTATGAATACCTCTTTGGTTTCTGAAAGCTCTTGTATATCAGCTTGCAGAAGATCCATGATTGAGGCATCACCGAAAGGTGTAGGCGCGTCCCCGTTGTCTGAAACCCGCACAGGGGTGACTTCACCTTCTTTCGGCTCGTCTACTAGCTCATCATTTTCCATGCTCTCTCCTAGCTAGCTCATGAAGAAACAGGCGACTGATCTACACTGATTTCAATTTCCATCAGTGCAGCAGCATTACCCTCGGAATCAACGTCAGGCACCTGCACCTTCTTGAGAATGCCCTTCCACACGATCTTGTTACCGTAGCTGTTTCCATCGAAGTCGAGAGTGTTCTGCGTAACGGTAGCTCGCGCAGAACCGACTTTAGGAAATAGCTCAGCAACGTTCAGACCGTCGTTATCTCCGTCATACTCACGCTGTAGCGTGATGTTACCCGGAAGCTTCTTACCACCGAGAGAGATAACGGGAGCCATACCACCGGGATGATACTTCAACTCATCAGAGTCGAGTTCACCACCAGTTTTCTTATCCCATACACCGTAGCCAAGACCATCAACCTTCAACGTTACCTTGAATGTATCTTGACGGGTAGGATTGGTACGCCTTCCACCATCAGCCATTTATTAGCCACCTCCTTTTACGCGGCTGGCGCGAGATTGTCAGCGATCTGACGCTTGACGATTTGTATCTGCACGTACTCAGCAAACGGAGTCATCTTAACCTGGCATACCGCGTGTAGCTCCAGATTTGCGATCGTCTGCGGAGTATTCACAGCAGCACTCGTATCCACTACAAACGCCTGCCCAGGAGTGGCACCATACAGATCACCAGCAACCCAATGATCCATCAGGTTACTCACAAGATCACCGTGAAACTCGTCGATGGTATCCTGTGTGATGTTCCTGAACACATAGTTCTCAGCGATAAAACCAAGCTCAGACTGTAGATCACTGAACAGTCTACCGTTACCAAAGTCCAACCACTGTGCATCAGTTACAGGATTGGCCAACGAGCGCCAACCGTAGTTTCTGATGGAACCGAACATTCTGCGTAGGACGTTGATACCCGCTGAGTTAAGCGATGAACGTGTAGTGTCATCCCAATCAGCTTGTGACAAATCTATCGCGTAGTTTGACACACCCTGATTTCCTGCGGCTGCTGCATCTACACCGAAGTTAGGATCGTTAGAGGCAATCATGCCAGCGATCACACACGAAGGAGGCACAGACCTAGTTGAACCAACCGTGACACCAGGAATTGTGACCCACGGTGCAAACGCAGCAGAGAAGCGTGAGCTTACAGAGTACGATGGTATGTTGGCGATCAGTGTAGCAGCAGTTGCGCTGTCTACCAAGTCAAGTAGAGCAACGCGACCACCCAAGTAAGCTGCGCTAACGAGCTGAGAGTGCCTCGTTGTAGAAGTCTGGCCAGGAGCAGAAAGCTGACCAGGGCCGAGGTTATCACCAAACGTCAGAAGTGCGTTGTTCCACTGAGTATCGGTGATGTTGTTTCTATCGTCGTTACCAGCAGACATCGTTAGACCAGTTGCAGAAGTAGCCTGCGGGTTATTCGCAGATGCACCCTTAGTGATGGTGATGTAGTTGCTGTATGCAGACCACGCTACAGCAGCGTTCTGATCCACAAGTGGGCCAGAATCTTCAACAACTGCCAAAGTGGGATCAAGCACCTGAATACCGAAACCGCCTGTAACAGCATAGACGGCTACGTTATACGTGCCTGACCAAGCACCAGGGCCATTGGCAGTTGCGACTAGTGAGATAGCAGCAGCATTGTCGTTTAGATTGACAAAGCCCTTAGTAGCACCAGGGCCGACAACCCTTGCGATGTATGCTCTGTTGCCACCCTCGCGGAAGAACTCCTCGATGCAATCGTACAGAACACTGTACGACTGACGAGTACCGAACTTCTGCACGAACTGATTGAGACTCAGAACAAGCTGTGGAGTTACTGGGCCTCTATCAGACAATCCTGCCACAAACCAAGTACCCGAACTAGTCGGAATAGAAATTGTACCCGGAGTGTCAAGCAGGAATACATCAGTGCCAGGTCTGTTCGTCACTATTTCTTACCTCCTTTCGGGGGAGTAGTTGTTGTATCGTCCTCAACAGCAACCTCAGGCTGAGGCTCGGGAACTACAGCAATAGCTGGAAACTCGCCTTCAAACATATGCGAGTTTTCTCCGTTGTTCAGATCCTCCTGAGACAACGTGAACGTATCACCTGAACCTATGGGAATACACTTATCGCCCTGAATAAGTGTATCCGCATGATCGCCTGCAAAGTAATACTCTTGGTCTGCCACTTGTAACCTCCTCTCTAACCTGTAATCGGAACCTTGTTGAGTACGACGTCTGCTGTCTCAAACTCACCAACTGTGTACGGAGGCTGATCCGGTACAACCGGGCCTTGACCGCGAGTTACGACATCATAGAAGTCTATGTTGAAGTAGAGACTTGCGGCCTTGACTAGCTGAACAGCGTTAGGTATCGGAAGATCCTCATACAGCTCGTCTGTCCAGATTATGTCTTTTGCACCCAAAGCTCCAAGTTCTGAGCTTTGCATCATCAGCCCGCGAGCAGCAGCACCAAAAGCTTTCACTAATCTATTCGCTTCTACCTCAGTCTCAGCACCTATAGCTATACCGATACCGAGTCTCCACACGGCACTATATGTACCGTTCCCGTTCTTTCTCGGAGCACCAACTGTGCCAGGAGCTATGACTACTATCTTAGGCAACGATTCTGGAGCTTCCATGTCAAACTTGTTTCTATCGCTGTAGTTCTCAGGTATGGGGAACGTCGATTTTGGCAATCCCATCTGCGCTTCCTGTTCTTTCAGATACGTGGGATACCACTTTCTCATAGATGCAACTACAGCTTCCTCAATTTGTGAGGCAGACAGCATTCTCCCGAACACATCGCTTATGGTACTAGTCACTTAGCACCACTCTTACCCTCATCAGCTATGAACGGAGCCATTAGATGTTCAGAAATCATACGACTCCATCGCTCCTGATCTGATGGTAGGAAAGTCATGAAAGGTCTAGCAGGAATGAATCTCAACCAACTACCGTGTTGATGCGCTCCTGCGTATGGTCTGTCAGTACCAAACCTGATGCTAGTGTTGGTAACGTTGAGGATCTGATACTGTGCCCCAGGTCTGGTGAGTGATCTAAACAGCGTATCTACGCTATTTGATCCTTCGATTTTGGAATACCCAGGATTAGCCAAATCAGTTCTGAGTATGTTCTGATAGCCAACACCCTTCTTTCTAATGGTGTCTGGCTTTAGTGGTTTCCACGATCCTCCACCACGACGACCCTGAGCATAGAATGTAGCTCGTTCCGCTCTCATCATGTCAGCTACGATCTTCTCCATGACTACCATCGTATCACGGCTTTGCTTGGCACCTATATCAAGCAGCGCAGCTACGTGAAACGCACCTTCTTCTGATATTTCAAAGATCATCTAAAACTTCTGTCCCATCGTGAATGCACGATCTGTGGCATCAACCGGGAAGTAATCAAGAGCCGTGAGAGACTCCAAAGGCGTTACAGGCACCGTGTCAGGCAACTCGATGGTGCCTTCAACAATCCCGGTGAGTAGTGCTATCCCATGATCGTATAGCCATTGTGCATAATGCGTAGGTTCTATGACTGTGCTGCTTTTCGCCGTTTGATCGTAGTAAAGCTGAGACGCTATCAGGAATGATGCAGCCTCACGTACAGTGTCAGGTGTAGTCTCAGGAGTAGTCCACGTCGCCATTGTTGCATAATCCACGACACGCGACAAGTAGGCTTTGACTATCCTGTTTACACTGACCTGAATTAGCGCAGTATTCTGTGCGTCTGCTTCAACTACCGTACCGTCAAGGTGTGCGTTGATGTCATTGAGTTCAGCGAGTATCTCGTATGACTCAGGAGTCGCGTTAAGTACGGGATCAGTCTCCAGTACGTTATTCGCAGCATCCATAAACTCAACAAGATACCAACCCTCAGTGAGTGTAGCGTTATCAGTCGTGAACGAAACATCAAGCGGGTGTGCAGGATCAGGCCCAGGATCAATGTCTACTGTATCTATGACATTCCAAGGCCCTGTGTTAGCAGCAGACTCGTTGATCCTAGCCTTAGTCCACTTGGTGCCGTCGAAACGTGGTGATACCTCGTAGTTGTTGAACGAGACTACTGACATTATGATCCCCAACCGTTAGTGTTACCAGTGGTTACTAGCTCAATCGTACCAGTCTTAGGCTTCATTGAACCACCCGTTGTCCTGATTCTTATCGAACCTGTGCGAGTCTTTGTAACTGTCCCGTTTGTCGGCCACTTAGTACGAGTGCCCATCGGCTTG